CTGGCTGGACACGGGCGAGACCGTTGTCTCCACCAACTTCCAAGTCACGCCAAACGTGCCAACGACAGGTCTTGTCGTCGATGCCGTGTCGATCAGTGCCAGCGGCCAGGAAGTGGTCTTCTTCACCTCATTCGGATCGAACAACGTCACATACACCGTCGATGTCCAGATCCAGACCTCCGGGGGTCAGGTGAAAGAAGACACGGTGGTCTTCTCCGTCCGCGACGCATGAGGGACCACCATGGACGATCTCCATCGCACCGTCGGTAATTTCGAAGCAAAGATCGACCGCTTAGAGCGGGATGTTGCCACGCTCATCAAACATCAAAATGAGATGCTTCAGATCCTCCACCAGGCCAAAGGCGGCTGGAAGGTGATGGTCATGGTGGGCGGCGCTGCCTCCGCGATCACCATCGGGTTCTACAAGCTACTCAGCTATATCTGGATCATGCCCCGATGAAACTTAGCATCCAAGGCGAACAGCTCATCAAGGAAGGCGAGGGGCTCAAGCTCTACGCCTATGACGACAAGAACCCCGGCAAGCCGTTCCTGAAGGGCAAGCCGAAGGGCACGCTCACGATCGGCTACGGCCACACCTCTGCGGCGGGTGCGCCCACGGTCGTGCCGGGCATGAAGATCACCAAGGCCGAAGCGGAAGCGATCTTCCGTCGTGACGTGCAGAAGTTCGCTACCCAGGTCGATGCGCTCGTTACTTCCGAAGTAACGCAGAACCAGTTCGATGCCCTTGTGGCGTTCGCATACAACGTCGGGATCGGGGCCTTCACCACCTCTACACTGCTCAAGCGCGTCAACGCCGGACAGTTCGACAAGGTGCCCGCCGAGTTCATGAAGTGGGTCAACCAGAATGGTGAGCTCGTTCCTGGCCTGGTCAACCGTCGCCGTGCGGAAGTGGCTGTATGGCGGGGGATCACGAGCAATAACATCGCTCCTGTTTCAACGTCGGTTGACGTGCCCCAGCCTGAGAAGCCGGTTTCGAAGTCTCGCATCGCGAACGCCTCCGTCGGCGTCGGCCTGATGGGCGGGCTCGAGGTCGCCAACCAGTTCAACACCGCCATCGCAACAGCGTCGGCCACGCATGACAGTGTCGGAATTTTGACAGTGTTGACGCGCTCGCCCACGTTCTGGATCGCACTTGTTATTCTCGCGCTCGCTGCTGCCATCTGGTATTGGCGGCATCAGATGCTTCAGGAGACGGGAGCGTAACTGTGCCGATACTTGCGTGGGTGCTCTCGCCAATCGGTCGTTACGTTGCTATATTCCTGGCGACGATTGTATTGCTGGGTGGGCTCTACTGGAAGTTTCGCTCCTCGATTGAGAGCGACGTCAAGGTCGAGATCATGCAGGACAGCCTGAAGAGGGTCGAGGATGCGGTTCGTGCTGGTGATGCTGTCGACACTCGCCCTGAGCGCCTGCGCCAGCCAGACAAAGCCTGCCGTGACTGTGAGTAGCGTCTGCGCCATCTGGCCGGAGACCAAATACTCCAAGCGCGACACCGATGAGACGATCATCGGCAACAAGTTTAACAACGCCCGCCGTGCGGGCTTCTGCGGAGAGTGACAATGGCTAAGACCACGAAGCGCATGGCGATCATGGACAAGGGCATGGATAAGAAGGCCCCGGCCAAGGGCGGCAAGATGCCGATGGCCGAAAAGGGCGGCAAGAAGATGCCTGCCTTCTTGATGAAGATGAAGAAGGGCAAGTGATGCCCAAGAAGCCGACCAAGTCGCGCGTCAATGAGGCCGGGAACTATACCAAGCCCGGCCTCCGCAAAGCGCTGTTCGAGAAGATCAAAAGCTCGGACGTGCAGGGTACGAAGGCGGGGCAGTGGTCGGCGCGCAAGGCTCAGCTCCTGGCCAAGGAGTACAAGGCTAAGGGCGGGGGGTACAAAGATTGAAAACCCCCCAGAAGTCCTTGAAGGCGTGGACGGAGCAGAAGTGGCGGACCAAGTCGGGAAAGCCCTCTTCTGAGACCGGCGAGCGCTACCTCCCCGAGAAGGCCATCAAGGCTCTCTCGGCTGATGAATATGCCCGCACATCCTCCGCCAAGCGTGCGGGGATGAAGGCGGGCAAGCAGTTTGTGAAGCAGCCAGAGGGGATCGCCAAGAAGGTGCGGCCCTATCGGCAGAAGGGGAAGTGACATGGCGAAGACCCCGGCCTGGCAGCGCAAGGAAGGCAAAGACCCCAACGGCGGACTGAACGCCAAGGGTCGTGCTTCCTACAACAAGGCAAACCCCGGCAAGCCCGGCCTCAAGGCCCCGCAGCCGGAGGGTGGTCCGCGTCGTGACAGCTTCTGCGCCCGCATGAAGGGCATGAAGAAGAAGCTCACGAGCGCCAAGACCGCGAACGATCCCAACTCCCGCATCAACAAGAGCTTGCGGGCGTGGAACTGCTGAAGGAGTAAAGTGCATGGCTAAAGAAGCAAAGAAGGTCGAGAAGGCCGAAGACGTTACTGCAGAAGTAACGGTGAATGTCGTCGAGAAGGCGGAAGCCGCCCCGGCCATGAGCGCTCAGACGCTCGCGGAGATTGAGGCTGGCAAGAAGGCGCTCGCCAAGGCGGCTGCTAATCGATGACCATTGAAGAGCTCATCAACCGCGTCTTCTCGATCCGGGATGCTGCTCACCTCGAGCACTGGACGACGAAGTCGTATGCCGAGCACCAGGCTCTGGGCGATTTCTACGACGGCGTGATCGATCAGCTCGACACGCTGGTTGAAGCGTACATGGGCTACTACGGCGTGATCGGAACGGTCGGGTTGAAGCAGCTCTCGTTCCAGAGCTTCCTCGATCTCCTGGGCGACGAGGCCAAGGCGATCAGCGAGGCACGCTCCGAGATCGCGCGCGGCAACGCGGCGATTGAGAACCTCGTCGATGCCCTCGTCGAAGTCTACTTCAAGACTTTCTACAAGCTCGCCAACCTGAAGTGAAATAGCCATGGTCGCTCTGAAGCTGGCAAATTTTGGTGGGATGATCCCGGCAGCAGACGACCGTTTGCTGCCGGACACCTACGCATCGCTGGCTCAGAACTCCTGGCTGTATGGCGGCGTGCTGGATGGGTTTCACGGGTTCCTCCCCGTCTATCCACTTAACAGCTCGCTGACCAAGCGCGTGTACCGCATCCCCAAGCAGTACTACGACAAGGAGCACATCTACGACAGCTACTGGATGGAGTTCCAGGACCCTGACACGGACGTGATCCGGTCTCCTGCTGTCAATGATAGCTTCGAGCGCTTCTACTGGGCGAGCCCCACACAAGGTGCGCCGCGCTACAACACCAAGGCGCGGATCATCAACGGCGATCCGTCGTTCATTCTGGGTATCCCGGCTCCCACGGTCGCGCCGACCGTGACGCCCGTGGGCGGTGCGGCCCCCGTCGAGGATCGCGCCTATGTCTACACCTATGAGAGCGCATACGGTGAAGAGGGTCCGCCGAGCCCGCCTACACTCGTCAACGGCAACGGCACGGCGACGTGGAATATCACGGTAACAGCACCTGGCGCGCTCGGTGCTAATCGTAACATCACAAAGATCAACATCTACCGCACCGTGACGTCGGTCAGCGGGACGGCCACGTTCTATTTTGTGACGAGCCTAACACTGCCGACGGTCAGTTACGCCGACGCGATCCCGAACACGACGGTGACTGGTAACCCGCTCATGCAGAGCATGTTCTGGCAACCGCCACCGACTGATCTCAAGGGCCTAACGTCGATGCCGAATGGTATCACCGTTGGTTTCCGCGAGGATGAGGTGTGGTTCACCGAGCCCTATCGCCCACATGCCTGGAACCCGAATTACACGCTCAGCGTCGATTTCCCCATCGTCGGACTGGGCGTTACAGGCACATCACTGGTCGTGCTGACCAACGGCTACCCGACTGCAATCACCGGCATTAACCCAGGCTCGATGAGCCAGGCACGCATCGCGATCTATCAGCCGTGCATGTCTCGTGGCTCGATCGTGTCGGGTGCAGAGGGCGTATTCTATGCTTCGCCCAACGGACTGGCGCTCGCCGCCAACGGCACGGTGCAGACAATTACGCAGGCGAGCGTTTCCAAGGACAAATGGCTCAATCTCCTGTTCGTCCCCACGCTGCGCGGCGCACGGATGAACGGAGCCTATTACTGCTGGGGCTCTCCGCAGCCGGGTGTGTTCGAGCCGACGGCGTTCGAGCCTACCGCCTTCATGATGACCAACGTGGAGGGTGGCCGGTACGGCGCGATCATTGATTTTCGGAACGAACGTGTCCCGTACGTCCAGCTTTACGCCGAAGAGCCCATCGAGAACTGCTGGGAAGACCCGTGGACGGGCGAGCTGCTCATCCTTCGTAACGGGTTTGTGTCATGGCTCGACGTCTCACAGGATCAGAACCGTGATCCGTATAAGTGGCGGTCCAAGATCTTCACGATGCCGAACATGCGCAACATGGAAGCTATGCGCATTTGGTTCGAGGTTCCTCCCGGAACCGCTCCATTGAACCCGGTCCCAAACACGGCGCTAGACCAGACACTACAACCAGACCAGTGGGGTCTTGTTCGTGTTTTCGCCGATGGACGCCATGTCTTCACACGCGAGATCCGCGTGTCGGGAGAGATGTATCGCCTTCCTTCTGGCTTCAAGGCGACCTACTGGCAGATCGAGATCGAGGCCCGCGTGACGGTGCAGACGATCGAGGCGGCGACGGCGGCGAAGGAGCTCGGCAGTGTCTAGCCCGACTTACCCGTCGATCCCCGAACCCGGCAACTCGGTCGAGGCGCTTTATCAGAGCGTGATGCAGCTCAAGACGGCGGTCGAGATGCTGACCGGGCAGCGCAGCAATTTTCTGGGTGCGCCTCGCGTTTTTATCCAGGATGCGATGCCTGCCAAGGCGGACCGTGGCGATCTGTGGATTTCTACTACGCAGAGTAACAAGCTGAACTATTGGGACGGCACCAAGTGGGTGCAGACAACCTGAGTGATTGAATACAGCAATCCAACTCACCTCGAGACCATTGCGAACGCGGCCAACGTCCTTCCCAACCGCGCATACGACACCTGCATTTCGCGTTCAAAGGATGGCAGGTTACTCGGGGGAGTAATCTACACCAACTATACCGGCGCAAGTATCACCATGCACACGGCGGGTTTCGACCCCGCTTGGGTTAGTCGTGACATGCTTTGGGTATGTTTTCACTACCCCTTTGTGCAACTAAAATGTAACAAACTATTTGGGCAAGTTCCCGCGTGGAACGTCAAAGCACTTGAGTTTGACCTGCATTTAGGGTTTAAAGAAGAGTGCATTATTCGCGACGTCTACCCGGAAGGCGACATGATACTGCTGTCGATGCGGAAAGAAGATTGTCGCTGGTTGAAACTCCGGCCTCGCACCATTGCAGCGCCTATGGAGGACGAACATGGGTGGTAAATCCAAAGCCCCTCCGCCGCCCGACTACACTCCGGTAGCCGCAGCGAGCGCGGAAAGCGCCCGTATCTCCGCTGACGTCGCTCGCGAGCAACTCGCCTGGGCACGCGAGCAGTACTATTCCGACAAAGCGATCACCGACCTCGTTGTTGCGACGGCGCTTGACCAGCAGGCGTCAAACGACGCCGCTGCGGCTCGAGATCGTGCACGCTACGAACAGCGTTATCAGCCGCTCGAAGACGAGCTAATCGCTGATGCCCGCAGCTATTCCTCTCCCCAGCGCCAAGCGCAGGAGGCCGGTAAAGCACAAGCGGCTGTCGCAGAGCAGTTCGATCTTGCCCGAAACGCAGCACTGCAGAACCTCGAGAGCTATGGTGTCGACCCGACCTCGACCCGTTACGCAGCGCTCGATCTCGGCACGCGCGTCCAGCAGGCGGCGGCGCAAGCTGCGGCAGGTAACAACGCACGCACACAGACGGAGATGCAGGGCCGGGCCATGCGCTCGGAAGCCATCAACGTCGGTCGCGGCTACCCCGGTCAGATCGCTGGCACCTACGGCACTTCGCTCCAGGCGGGCAACCAGGCTGCAAACACCACGCTGGCTCAGACCGCGTCGGGTGCCAACACCATGGGCACCGGGATGCAGTGGCAGGGCATGGGCAACCAGGCGCTCGGCATCTGGGGCAACACGCTCAACATGGGCTACCAGAACCAGATGGCGCAGTACAACGCCAACCAGCAGAGCTCGTCGGGCCTTGGCTCGGCGCTCGGCATGGGTCTGGGCCTGCTCACCACGCCGCTCAAGGGCACCATGCTCGGGATGTTGGCGGACGGCGGCACGGTGCCAGGTGAGGGCGGTCAGGTTCCCGCTGAAGCATCGCCCACGCGCGGTGCGGCAATCGACGATGTTCCGGCGCGTCTGACGCCCGGCGAGTTCGTCATCCCGAAGGACGTCGTGTCCTGGGTCGGCGAGCGCACCATGCACCAGATGATCGAGAAGGCGAAGAAGGAGCAGTCGGAGCTGCCGCAGCGCTCCGGTGCCATCCCCGAAGTCGTCCCGATGACAGCACCTGAACGTCCCACATTCGCTTCTCGCGGAGCA